GCCCATTTTTCATGTCTTCATAGCAATACCTTCAAGGTCCAGGCCACATCACTCACTGACGACGTTAATCGCATGAGTTTTGAGATCTGGGCTTGACTCGCTAGGGCGATAGGCGGCAAGCCTAAAAACCTAGCTCTCGCTATGAATGGCAGTTTGACTATCCCTTTGTACATACCCTTTAAAGCACGCGCATACTTATACTTAACCTGTGCAGAAACGTCATCTAATACTAGTTTCGATTCCCGCGTTATGGCAAGTTGAGCCCGCGTAGCTCTAGATACACTTTGATGTATCTTGTTGAAGGGTATTACTCCGTTCAGTCTTCGTTCCATTAAAGCGGCATAGTCCCGGCAACCGGGTACTACAGCCTGTTCGACAGACGATGATTCTTCATCCTCTCTCAGGTGATATGGTATCACCTCCCGCACCTTCCACTCTACCGGTGCCCACCTATCGTCATTACAGCCACCCACGACATTATGTGCCGATGCGGCGATTGCTAACTTATCGTATGGCGTCTTGAATACAATAGACAGGTGCTTGAAGATTTTTATGGTGAGTAGGTCTATTTGATCTGTTGCTGCTGGGGCCCGTCGCTTTAACTCACCCATCCTGGTCACCGTAGCTGATACAGCGTCCAATGCCCTTACAGGCATCTGTGACTCTATCCGTGAGTGTACTGCTGTCGCACATGCCCGTGACAAATACTGGGAACCTAATCCGTCAGACATCTCTATTTTGTGCTCTACCCGCAAGAACTCGCCTACAGATAGTATGTTACATTTCGCAGGTTGAGCTCGTGCGTTGATGTCTGCCATTCTGTCATGTACGTCGATGGCTGCCTTCACACTTCGGATTGCAATCAGTACGTCATCTCCGTTATGTACCGAGTCTACCACGTCAGGGTGTTCGAACACACCCGCTATATCCATGTACACATAATTAAGCACCGTGTTGATGAAAGTAGTCAAGCGGGAGCCAGACAACAGTGTTCCATTTGGTCTGTAGGGACCATCTTGCAGCGGATAAACCATGATGTCCATATAACTGTCTAGAATCCAGTTCATGGCCGCTAGTTGCTCCTCTGTCATTGCCGGCGCGAACACGTCTCTATACGCTTTGATTACAGCTATCATACTTGACGTAGAATGTTGAGCATTGAAGTCATCGAAGTCATAACAAAACGAGTCACAGCCTTCTAACATCGCCTTTAGCCTCTTGTGTACCCTCCCTGCCTCCGCATCTTCACCAACCGGGAACCTGTGCTTCAACACTTCTTCACAGTTGAACATTGCGAAGTGGGCTACGGTTGCTGACGTCAGGTCAACTCCATATATGGCTCGCTCTTTGCCCCATTCATACTTCGTTGACGCCCAAGCGCGTATGGCTGGCTTTCTAGCAAACATCTGTTCTACGTGTTCTATGGGCATGCTGTTCAACGTTACGAACTTAGTCCTGTACCTGTAGCTGTCCCTGTTTATGTATTTCTCATCAGCTGCGTGTTGAGAGTGTACACTACCAGCAGGAGACCATTCCCAGCGTGCTGCAGCGAAGTCACGCAAGCTCATGCGTTTATATTTGAAGCCATGCCTGACACCCATGTTGAATACAGACACTGCTTTCGCATACACAGTTTCTGGTTTGACGTCAATCACATCCGGGTTCAACCTGTGTTCCCTCTCAGTCTGCCAGTTCACAGCTCCGTAACCCCGGTTTACAAGCGTGTTCAGCTCGAACAGCTCAGTGAGGTCTAACATGTCACGAGAATGTAGCGCTTTCATCTTGATGGATACTTCTTTAAGCCGATCCATCGTCGTTGATAAGTCGTCTGTCCATAAGTAAGAGCTGAAAGTCACGATTCTGGCCTGCGTCAACCCCGCCACAACTACATATAGTAAGGCTGAAGACGCGAAAGCTTCTGTGACCCCCTTCATTAACTTAAGATTCTCTAACATCGCGCTGAACAATTCACGTCGGGTATCGTCACGCTTAGCTATGTCCCAGATTTCTTCAGGTCGTAAGTGAGTGTGATGTTCTCCACTCACAGCAGCACGGTCAAATAGGCCTGGTTCTATGACCTTGAGCTCACGCACATCTCGGGGTTTTGTAGCAAATAGCCGACGTATCATTTGCGCCTTGTTGTTCTTCGTGAAATCGTAGCCGTCTACCTGTGAGTAAGCAGCTGAAACTGCTTGACGTATTTCCGGTGGCAAGGTATCTACATTGGTGTTCACGTCAAGGTAGTATAGGCGCACGTCACCTAGACGTTGACTGTATAGACGTACAGACCCCTGACCCACATTTAGCATGGTCAATCCGTACCACGTAGACGTGTCATATTCAACATGCACCAACACATGAGTGGCTTTTGATCTTGTCACCACAGACAAGTATGCACCTCCGACAGCAACGAATACAGGAATGAACTTGCTCGATGCTGCCCGTAGAGACCTCGGTGCTCTACGCCCACCGTTCTGAGCCCTAGCGGCTTTAGGCAGCGACGGGTCAACGTTATATAACGTGACCTCGTCACCCGGGCTCGGACCTAAAGCCTGCATTCGGGGCGACTCTAGTCGCCGCCCACATCTGGTGCATCTTGTATCCCCGGCTCGGGCGGGATCACCCCAGCCTGAACACGTTCGACAAATTGAAAATCCGCCTCACGTCTGTCTATGAACCCACGCAGTTGTCTCAGGTGTTGGCCTACCATCACACGAACCGTAGCGGGCGATGTAAGCCCGCCAGTGGCACCGTACTCACAGATCATATCGGCTTGCTCCCGCCTAGGTAAGCTCACCATCTGCGAGGTAATCGAAAAGTTAAAGTCAACTGTGCCCCGGTAGAATTGCGCATGTATGGGCGGCAGTGAAATGAACCTATTTTGACGCGGCTCAAGCCCGGTTACAGTAATGGTCTCACCGAGATATTCATCCTTGACCATAAGTGGCCATGTCCAAGATGATTCGTTAGGTGCGTACGGGCGCTTACCATTAACTAGTTGCATTGACGTACTTATGTTGATATCATACCCACACAACCTGCTGGCCCACGCCCAATGCCATAGCTGATATGGCGTGGCCTTCCAGCCTAACCTGTTTCGCTCTAGTTTACTTGCGTCAATCGAACCTCTTAACGTGAACGGAGTTACATCTTTGAAAGGGTTCAGAGGCAGTAGTAATGTAGGCACACCTGCAAATGGCGTCCTCTCTACTACAATGTACTGTACGTCATGCTCTTGTATTATGCCGTAGTTTTCAATAGCCCGCTGATCCTGTGCGATGACCTTGACTCGTCTGCCCGCTACCGGTCTGTCTAGTCGGTTGATGTGAGTGAATGCTATCCCAGACATACCACTCAAAGGCACCGGATGTCGCAAGGCCTCGGATGCCGCGGCAGGTAAATACATCTGAGGACTCAAAAACATTGATTCAGTGGCGAACAGGTCGGTTGGGTTCTCCTCAACGTTGTAACGCAGAGACCGTACCGCAAGACCCGTTTGGTAAGCTTGAGCGTATATGTTCGCTAGAAGTAAGATGCGTTCCTGTTTTGCGTTTAACATACGCCATTCTGCTAGCGCCCTATGTGAGACAAACGCCTTCTCTCCTTCGTTGAAGAAAGGATACCGGCCTCGCACTGCTTCAAAACGAGGTAAGACCACCTGTAGCTCTTCTTCGAGCCACACGTGCCCCTCGGCAGTAGCAGGTACCATCTGCGACATCATCGATACGACTACATTTAAAGCTACTGAAAAACTACCATATAGACCGTTATGTGCTACGTATGATAGCAATGTGCGCCATGCCTCCCCTGACGTAAGCGTTTGTGGCATAGGTTCGACGTTTGGCCCTTCGCCGATGAATTCGACTAGTCCCCCTACTTGTTGCGCTCTACGGTAAGCCACACCGTCTACTAACTTCGGTAGCTCGAAATCAAGCCTGTACCTGGTGGTTCTGTTCCACTTGCCCAACATAAGCAGGACAAATCTGGCTTCTTTTTCGGTAAGACAAGAAACATCTATCATTTGTCCACCTGTGGCTGGTATGTAGTCATTAGCGTGGTGGAAATGTGGTATATTGTCTTCCGCATTTCCGCAAGGCCATCTGAGAGTGGCCACTTCTTGAGGATAGTTCGGAGGAAAGTATTCATTCCTATTTACTCGCACGTGACCGTCATCATAACTAGGCAGGTTACCGTTAAGCCCTACACCAACATTACCCTCTTCAAGCCTTTTGAGAAGCGAATATCGTAACATATTTACAAGTAAGCTGACTTGATTGTCGTGCCAGTTCCAACGTTCCATCTGCGCTATGTGCGCGCTCAAGACGTTGTTCTGCAGGCCACCATGCGACTTAAGAAATGATGCAATTGCATCCATGTTTATAGTAGCCTCTGGCGTTAAGAAGTTTTTGTTTATTCCATCTAGATCCGATGGCCCCCCGCTTAGCCTACCTGATGTTAGGCCAAGCCAGGTCATAGTCTGAGCCATAGACATGGCTCTGGACGACGGGAATCCATCGACTTTGACTTGCATATCACCACGTATCAACGTGTTATAGCAACCGTCTTTATTTTTGAGCTCCATTCCTGGAGCAGTAAGAGTTGGAAAAATCTTAGTTAGCAAAGAGTCCATTTCGGTCTGTTTGTGTTGGGTTTGGGTGAGCAATCTCGATTAAATATTTGGGATTTATGTGCC